ACGAGTCATTGCTTGCGGACACGACGGAACTGCTGAAGCGCCCAAAATTCCGTCGTCCGTGCCCGCCCGGACTCGGCGCCACCGCCGTCGGAACTCTCGTGCACCCGTGTTGGGTTCTCTCCAAGTGCTCGTGCAATGCACATAACGCCTTGTGTCATCGACACGGCGTGGTGCAGCCCCCCGTCACGCGGTCCTTTGATTGCATCAAAGGATATGTCGGCGCGCTTATGGCTGGGCTACGCGCTGAGTACTGGAGTAGCAAGTACCACGACATCGACTTCTGGCTGTCGAAGTGGCCCGAAGCGAAACGCCGTGCGCTCGAAAAGTCGATCGCTGATGGTGACTCGTACTGCCCTTGGAAGTGCTTGGCCGATGTCAAGCGCGAGTGCCTCAGCTCCTGCCCGACCAAGGCGCGCCTCATCCAATATTACTTCAACCTGCGAACACAAGCCGCATTCGGTGGGCAATTCTACGCGCTCCAGAAAACCATGACGTCAAAACTCAGGTTTCATACCATGGGTACGACCGATGTAACTTTTGGTAGCGGCATGAATGCCCGCGAGATCGGTGAGTGGATGGACGCAGTCGTCGCGCGCGGTGCTCAGTGCTTTTACGAGCGCGACGGTAAGTGTTGGGACGCCACGATGTCGACGGAGCACGCCGCGTTGCGGGTATGGGCGTACTCGCTCGTTGACCCAGCTCTAGCATCATTTGCCGCGTCGTGCGTTGAGGTCTGGGTGACTCACAAGGACTACCTCACGCGGCGCAACGTCATGCGCTACCACCTTGAGAGTACAGTCAAGTCTGGCCACAATGACACGACCCTCGGCAATTCACTGATCAATGCGTTGATCACTGTCGCCGTGTTCGATTCGATGAAAATCCGCGCGTCGATCATGGTAGCTGGTGATGATTTGATTGTGGCGGTCTACCAAGACTTCGACTTCGCAGCTGTCGTTGCAGCTGAAGCAGAGTACGGAATCAAGCCCGAGGCACGCAAGTTTGCGTGCCCGGAGGATGTGTCGTTCATTTCAGGCATTTTCGTGCGTCTCGGGCGGAACTACAGTTTCTTGCCGAAGCCTGGCCGGCTCATTGCCAAGCTTTGGTGGACTGTGAATCCGCCGGCACGCCGGCGGCTCGCAGCCTATCAGCGCGGTGTCGCTCTAGGCCTCTGGCCGTCGTGTTCAGGAGTGCCCATTGTGCGTAGTCTCCTCCGGCCCTACGTGGATTTACCTGTCGCACCCATCTATAACCCCCGAGGGTACAAGTACCACGGGTGTTATACCCCGCCCCACCCTGACTTTGAACAATGGTTCAATCGTCGGTATCACACCTGCACCGCGGAAGTGCAGCGAGTCGAAAGACTCATCCTCGCGCAGAACGGTGCGGTGTGCTATGTGTCGCACCCGCTGCTCGAGGAGATGTGTCGCGTTGATTTGGGCGACATATGCGACCGTGAAGCCGCGTACGTGGCTCGGGCTTAGAGTTTGAACCTATGAAATCTCGTGTTGAAGACAAATTGACGTCAGTTGGAGTCGCCGGTCCAGGCCGCGACTGGGTGATTCGCGCTTTGGACCCAGCGACGACCGGGCCCGCGCCTGGCATCCCTGACACGAGTTCGAAACAGGTGTTGCGACCTGAGTTCAACTTCCGCTGCTCAATCCAAGCTCCCGCTACTACGACAAGTACCTGGGACGCATATTTATTTTTCCCTCCTGGAGATCAAAATGTTGTTGTGTGGGCGACTGCACCCAGTAACACTCCCGTTGACTTTTCAGCCCCAGTGGCAAGTACCCCAACCGGTGCGGCGTTTGGCACGTGTTTGTTGCAGCCGTACACCGATCTCCCAGGGAACACCACATTCGACATTATGAATAATGGAACGCCTGCGATCGCACTTGCGTCAGTAAGGGCCCCGGCAAGCTTGCCTGCAGCTTTCCGGAGCCAATACCGATCGCACACGATTGAGTTGAGCGCTGCCGATTTGTCGAATCAGGGTGAAGTCTACGCGGGACAGTTCCCGCTGGAGGTTCGTGCGTCACGGTTTCAAAATTGTGGATCCACGACCTCCGCGACCAGCGGGAACGTTATCGGGGTAGTCGCAGACTACGTCCCGTTGCCTATGAACGAAGCGGATTTGGCACTCGCCTGTCGCAACGCGTATGTTGGTCGCGCGAAGGACGGCGTGTATATGCCGATCCGGCTCTCGGGCCCGACGCAGCCCTTCTCACAATCGCCCACTCCGCAGTCAGGCTCATGGAATGCGACTCCTCTAGGTGGCCTTGTCAATCGAGAGATCATGTCCACGTACGGTCCGACCGTACAGTGGCCACGAGTCCTACTCGCTTGTCAGAATGACACCTCGGGGCAAGTCGCTTCTGCCCAGACGAACATGCTGCAGACTGATACCTGGATCAATCTCGGGTACCAGAACGTGTCGTCCGGGGACACGGGCTACGACAACGCTATGGTGGGCGTCGTGATTTTCCGTGGGCTTTCAGGATGCGGGGGTGGGGGTGGCGGTGGTGGAGGTCCGTCCTTCACTGCTTCTTTGATCATAAAATCGCTTATTGGTCTCGAGGTCGTACCTCGACCGACCAGTATCGATCGTGTGTTTCAGAAGCCTGCCGCCATGTACAACCCCCGCGCCCTCGAAGCCTACTACGCGGTGGCGAACGAACTCGCGCCCGCGTTCCCAGCCAGTGCAAATTCACTGGGTGGGTTGCTGCCTATCCTCGCTAGTGCAGCCTCTTTTCTTTGGCCCGCCGTAAAAGCCGGTGCGGCGGGCCTGCGGACGAGCCTTGCTGACTCTCTCGCACCATACGCATCGGGTGGCGCGGCAGGTGCCGCGCCGCGCGAGCGCATTGTTGTGCGTGAGAAGATCGAAGGACCTCGTTCCGCTACGCGCGCTTCGTCTGTGCGCTCTCGTGTGAGCATGAAATCGATTAAATCGACACAGAAGAAGAGGCGCCCAAAGGCGCGTGTGTCCGCTCGCTGAGACTCACACACACGCGTACGAACGTGTGTGTGAGTCCGGCGTGCGAACGCCCACTACTGATTGTAGTGAAAACCCTTGGTCTCGGTAGAACAGGACCCGGAGCCCCCCCCATGAGAAAGTGGCCTCCGTGATAAGTAGTGCCTGCGCGACG